AATCGAACGACTCCGAACCGAAATCACCGAACTACAAACACGACTACGCGACACCTACAAAGAACGCGACTACTGGGAATGGGCATCACGTGGCCAATAACGACAACTTCGACCAAATGCTCGACGCCATCATCAAAGCCCGCCAAGACAGCAAACGCTGGGAACAAACCTGCCACCTACTCGCCCAAGCCATCCTCGACCTCTCACGCCACGACAACTTCCAACCATCCGAACAGTTCACCGACGCCGTACTCGCATACAACCGAACAGTCCGCATGAAATACCGCAATAGGCCAAACGACCCACCGGTTACCGGCCAGTAACTTGCTACACTAGACACAGGTTCTCAGGCACACGCTTGACCCGCATGGCTACTAACCCAGCAGGCTGAGAACCAACTATCGAACATTCGGTTGGCGTACACCCCTTGCAAGGTGCGGGCCTCACACACGGAAACGTGGGTAGACCCTCCATGTCCCCCGCATAGACCCCCCGAACGGCTCAGACAGTCAGCGAGGGAGCAGGCAAGCGCAAGCACCAACACAACAACAACTCGACGTGAACCGCGTCACAAAACAACGGTCGGGACTCTCATAGTGGCAACGAGAGGGGTGGGCAATAAACCTCTCTCTTTCCTTCACCCCCGAGACTCGGGAACCACACACCCCCAACACACCGCCCCCGCCCCCAACCAAACAAAACCACACATCTCGCTACCGGCTAATATGTATACCCCGGTCGGAGTGCCTTCGGCAGACCCCGGGTTCTTGTCCTCTTGATTTGTGGCCGAATCGTCCGCCTGAAATCGTGAGAATGAGACTCATTCCCACTATCGGAACCGGCTGACAGACCCCCCCTACCCCCTGACCACAGAGAGTGAACGACGACCACGGAGAGTGGTCGGAGCATGGCTGTCGCCTTGTTGGGGTTGGTTGGGGTTGGTGTGGTTGGTGGTCCCCTATTAGTTGTTGGTCGGAGGTGGGCAGGGTGTGTCGAATGTCACATAGATTTGACTTGACAGGGTGACGGGGGGTTGGTATGGTGAGAGTTGTCAGGGAGACACCCTGACGGAATGGAACAGAGAGAGGACAGGAGATGACGGCAGGAGAGTTGGCCCGGGTTATCGGGGCGGTAGGGACGGTCAGGGTCTCGCCTGGTTCTGATCAGGGTTGGCCGGTTCCGTGTGTGGTGACTGATGCCCGGCAGGTGTGGGGCAAGACCCAATACCAGGTCCGCCCGGTCGGTTTCGATGGTGTGGCCGTGTGGGTGGAATCGGCTCGGGTGACGGTGACCAAGTGACCGGGCGCATGGCGGACCAGTACCTCCCCGGACCGGGCGAGCGTTCGTTCACTTGTTCAGAGTGTGGCGTAGAGCAACACTACTTGGCAGAGTTCCCTAAGGGCCGTTGTATTGACTGCCACGACCGGGCGACACGGGGACAGGTGATTACGGCGCAAGAGTTGCGCAAGGCGTTCGGTATTCGGTAGAACGGTGACCCGGCCCGGGTTGGGCGTGTCGGGGTTCGACTCCCCGACCGGGTGCTACCTCTCACGGTGAGAGGTGAACGGAAGAAAGGACAAAGTTATGGGCTGGTCATGTACCGCTTGCGCGAGCGAGGTAGAACGCTCGTGGTCGGAAGTCTGCTACAAGCAGACCGGATTACAGAATGGCTACGAGGTGGCAGGGGAGCGCCTCTTCTACGACGTGGGTCGGGAGCAGTACGACGGGGCGATTACGGGACAGGTGTTCTCGATGACGACGGGGCGCAAGGTCGGAACGTTCCGTATTGAGCCTGACGGCAAGGTGTCGCGGTGGCCTAAGGGTCTCCGCCCTATCGTCGAGGCCGGTTTCGTTCGGTGACTAGACAGCCCTGCCCTGGTGGGCTAGTCTCGGTTCGATTCCGGGACAGGGTGCTACCCCGTTCGGGGTGAATGGAAACAACAACAAGAAAGGACAAGACAATGACAGGCAAAGCGGTAGAGAGCGGACGGGCGGTGATTCGTTGCCGGTATTACGGGCCGACGAATACGCGAGGCTCACGGATTCGGGTTCAGAGGTTCGACCCACCTACGGCAGGCTCTGACCCGAACCGTGTGTCGGTGGGCTGGGACCATTCGCTAGGGCTGACTGAGAACTATGTTCAGGCGGTTCAGGCGTATCTTGACCGGGCTGGCTGGGCTGGTACTTGGGTCGTGTCTACTTGTGATAGTGGCGCGGTGGCAATGTATGTGCCGGGTTCTGAGCGTCGCGCCGACCTATCGGTGACCGAAGTTATTTCGGGGTGGGTGACCAAGTGAGGCGACGCGATTACGACATGATCGCCGACGCGCTCGACCGTGCCAACCGTCGAATCGTGACACACGGCGACACGCAGACTGTGTGGGTGCTGTCTGCCCTGACCGCCGACCTTGCTAACCAGTTCGGTCTATCGTCGCGCAGGTTTGACCGCCGTAGGTTTTTGGGTCGCGCTCATCGGCTCGTTCTAGATGAGGCGACCAAGTGACTGACGGCGAGTGTCTGCTCGTCGAGTGCGAGCGCGTGACCGGGTTCCCGTGGCTCGGCTTGTTCGTCGCAGTCGTGGCTGGGGTTGGCTTGTGGTTAGCCTGGAAGTGGGACCGAGACTACGACCGAAAGGACAACAAGTGAAAGACGATCTCGACGAGACGCTAATCCGCGAATGGCTCGCCGGGCGTGGCTACAAAGACCTAGCAGACTGGGCCGGTGACACGCCAGGGCTGACGCACAACAAGCACAAAGACACATGGACCGACGACGACGGCAGGCCGATAGTGTTACGCGACTTCTTTCTACAATGCCGTCATGATGAGGTGTGGTAATGGAAGAGTCAGGGTTTAGGCAGGCGGTTCGGCGTGCGTGTCGTAGCGGTACGCTCGTCGCGTGTGAGTCGTGTCGTCAGGTGATCGCGGTATCGAGTGCGCCGTCGAAAGCGGTGCTTGGGTTGGGTTGGTGGCGTCCTGATCATGACATGGTGTTGTGTTCGGGGTGTTATGTTCCTCGGGGCGAACAGGTGTTCGTCGAACAGGTGTTCGATGGTGACGGGGCTGTTCCCCCTGCTAGTGGGGTGTGACGAACTTCACACAAGTTTGACTTGACAGGGTGTGACGGGTGTAGTAGGGTGTGTTTTGTCGGAGCAACCGACGAACGGAAACAACAACAAGAAAGGAAACCAATGAACAGCAACGAAGTTGCCGAAGTGCTTGCGTCAGTAATGGCGCAAATCGCTAACAAGAAACTACCCGCAGACATGGCTATGGCCGGGGCGGTCAACTGTTTCGTCAAGGCGTTCAGCAATGACCCATCTTTCGACTCGACGGCGTTCGTCGAGATCGTGAACAGGCCGGTGTTCGGGTGAGCGTCGAGAACATCACGGGCCTGGAACTGGCCTGGCGTATTCATGCCGTGCGGTCGTCTTTGTGCGGTGTGTGTATGCCGGGCGAGCGTGATCGCTTGCGCTCGATGTTGGTCGAGTTGTTGGCCGAGCGTGATCGTCGAGCAAAGTAGAAGCGTAGACCCTGGTGGGTTGAGCCGGGTTCGATTCTCGGCTACGCACTCCCGGTAACGGGAAGACTGGAAACAACAACAAGAAAGGACAACATGAAACCGCAAGACATAATCGAAAGCGTTTCGGCACTAAGCCGAGAGCAAGTGTTCACTTTGCTGAACAAGATCGAACAGGACCACGACATGAAGATCATGTGCGTGACCCGTTTGGACATCGAAGACGCGATCAACCCGAACAGTTCAGGTGGTGGGTCTGGTTCGTGGAACATGACCGACGATGAATGGCAGAAGTTCGGCCTTACCTACCTGTGGCGCAAAGGTATCGAAGAACAGTTGGACTACCAGTTCATCTATGACTGGGCGCGTGACGAGTGGAATGATCTCGGTTTTGCTGTGCCGGGTGAGACTGCCGAAGGTAACGGCTTTTCTTATGACGGCGATAAGTGGTCGCATTGTGACCGTCCTGCTTGGTCTGACGATGAAGGTGTGACTTGTTCTAAGTGCCAGCAGTCGTTCTCGTGGGACGCAGACGAGGTGACGGCATGAAGAACCGCACGCGCACCTGTAACTGCCGATCATGTTATGCGTCGTCAGTTGGCTTGACATCAGAGGCCGTAGATAACTGGCGTGGTCGGACTAAGTGCCTGGTTGATCGTTCGTTCGCACTAGGGGAACAGCAACGCAATGCCTAAGGAATGCCAGCACGAAGGCTGTAACGAACCTCTACTCGCACGTGGTCTTTGTAGCAAACACTACCAGCGGTCAGTAAGAGGGAAACACCAGCACGCACCAGAAGGCCAGATCAAGTGCGCTGTTTGTGCGACGTTGTTCTCTCCATACCGAAGCACCGTAACAACCTGTTCTCGGGTGTGTTATCGGAAACTTCCTCACGTTGTTGAAAAAGATAAAGCGCATAAACGCAGGCCCGAAATAAAAGAAACTCGGAACGCTCGACGACGGATCAGCAACAACCCCGACAGACGGTTGAATAACCGCGCCACCACTCTGAAAAAATACGGCTTGACCATCAAGCAGTTTGATGACATGATGGACCAGCAGAACGGAGTGTGCGCTATCTGTGGTCGTCCCCCGGCTACCGATGGTTGGCGAACAGTTACACGGTTACACGTTGACCATGACCACGTGACTGGTCGCGTGCGTGGTTTGTTGTGCGACACGTGTAACCGTGGCTTAGGGTATTTCCATGATGATCTTGTAAAACTTGAACTAGCGAAGCAATACCTAATCCGTACTAGCAAACCAGAAATCAAATGCGCCTGAACTTTCGTGAGTTCTTCGCGTCGCTCCCCATCACCGGCAGATTCGTCAAGTCCGAACTGATACCAATACCCACCGTTTACGCCTGGGTAGTGCGTCACCGTAGGCTTGGCCTGTATTGGCGTGACCCGTACCAGCGTCTAACAAACGCCGGTGACCCTCGCTCGGACTGGGGGAGATACGAGCAGGCGTACCGGTTCGTGTCCGAACACCAAGCGTCGTGTCTGATCGCCGAGTATCAGGTTCCGGGCGAACTGGTCCGCCTCGTCATACGCGAAGGCAACTGTTAGACAACTGACGAACGGGCTTTGACGCGAACCTCTAACCCGTCACGGCATTGGCACGAGTAGATACGCCCGGTCGGTGTCGAATACAGGCCGGTCCCTCGGCAACGGCGACACAACACCACAACCGACACAGGCTCAGGCGGTCGTGTCCTCATACGGTCCGACCTGATCTTGCGTCGAAACCCTGGTGTCGTTCCGCCGAACACCCCGAAGTCTTCGTTGTAGTCGAAGGTGAGTGCGTACTCTAAGCAGTCCTGCCGGACAGGGCAGGGGTCTTTCTCTTCGCGGAAGGTTTTGCCGGTCTCGTCGTCTGTGCGGAACACCGCCCCGTTACAGATGGCAATGGCGGTTTCCATTGTTTGATGTTCGCCTCGTTCACCGAAGAACAGGTTGGTGTCCAGCCCCCGGCACTTTGCTTGCTTACGCCAAGCGTGATCTGCCGTCACCGTTTCCTCCATACGGACGGCGCGTGATTCGCTTCGACCATTTCCTTCGTTGTCATCTCGTCATACAAGCGGACAACATGGATACAGGGGTCGCCCATCTCTAACGCTTCGTCTTCGCCAGCGGTTGTTGGCAGTCCATCGTGGATCGCACACACGGCAGGGCCACACCACCCGTTATCCATGCCAACCCTGAGCCATTCATCGAATGTCATTTCTTCCTCCCGAAATAGAAAATCGTCATGACGTAAATAGACACGATGGCGGTAGCCACCAAATCAGCGGTCACGGTAACCCTCCCGCAACAAGATCAGCAGAAAGTTCAGATCAACAGACACCTGCTCCACCTCACGGCGTATCCGCTCGACCTCGATCGTGATCTGCTCGTCCCATGTCGGCAAGTTACTTGCGTCCTTACCGAAGAACCTGGGATAGTTCCCCACGGTTTCCTCCTAACCGCTTGTCAAACGCCACGGCCACCAACCCATGCCGGGACCGTTCTTATCTTCCGAATACTTGTACATAGCAAACGCTGATCTCATGTTGATCGCCGGGTCGTATAGGTCATCACAGTTCGAGATGATCCCTTGCCCGCCTAACCAGCCAGCAGGATGCGCGTTGTATTTGTTGGGTTGACACCAGGAGCGGGCGTTGATCTGCCACAACCCGATGTCATGAGACCGTTCGTTGTATGCCCCCGGTCCGCACCTCGATTCGCGCCACAGCACCTTGCTTGCCCACTCCCAAAGGGCAGGGTCAAACCCGGTCTCGATGAACAAGGGGTACCATTCGGCGCACTTGGTCGCCGGAAGGGTGGTCGTCGTGGTCGGGGTGGTTGGGATCGCCTGCCCCAAATCTGGCCTGATTACCCCCTCAGAGGCCGTCTGAGCCACGCTAACCGGGGGGATAGTGGGTAGGGGCAGGCGTGGCAGGGTTGGCTCGGTACGGGAACCGCCCGAACAGGAGACGACAACGAACATCAGAACAACCGAAATCAGTTTCATGTGTGGTCCTCTCAGTAGCCAGCCTGTTTCAGCAGACGCACCATGTCCCCGAGGGTCATGACCGCATACTGCTGGCCTGCGTCCCACACACCCCTGCGCTTAGCAACAAGGATGCCGAAGTCCGCCTCAGCGTTGATCCGTTCCTGCTCCGTCTCACGCAACCATTCCGCAAGAGCAAGTTCCTTATGGTTCTTACATTCCCAAACCAGCGGACCGGTTCCGGTGATGTCACCCTTATCGAACTGACCGTTCAAAGCACGACGTTCCGCATACGGAAACCCATGCTCACGCAGAAACCCAACCACGTTACTTTCGTGGAGAGTTCCTTTCTGCCTCTGCTTGCTCATACCTCAACTCCAATACGAATCGTTGCGACCTTCTCGCCTTACAGGTATGCCACGGAACTTCCGATAACGGTACGTGCGTTATCAAAGTCATACGGCAGGTGGGACACCACCATTCTACCGCAGGCAGATCAGAAGGGGGCTTCTTCGCCATTGTCCAGGCCAAACGCCTTCTCAACATCACCGACAGTTGTCTTCTTACGAGGACGAATCACAAACCCGATCTCGTCAGCCAAGATTTCGACACGCTTCGCAGGTGTCCCATCCTTCTTCTGATAATCCTCGATCTGCAACCGGCCAGTCACGATCAACCGGTCACCCTTCTGAACCTCATCAGCGACCGCTTCGGCCATCTCGTTGAACGTCACAACGTCATACCAGATCGTCTTCTGTTCCTCACCCTTCTTGCCACGGGTGTCAGCCAACGGAATCTTGCACACCGGCACACCAGACCCGGTGAACCGAAGTTCCGGGTCACGACCGACGTTTCCATGTACCTGAATGTTGTTCACTTAGTTTCTTCTTTCAGTTGGTTGAACGAGTTACGAAGTTTGACGAGATCATCAGTAGTGACAGCACCAGCAAGGTTCACCCCAGCATGGTCGGCCACCTTATCGTGGTCAATGTTTGCGGTAGCGCACGCCTTCACGAACTTGGCGAGAGTTTCCTGATCGACAGGCTTCACCACTTTGGTTTCCGACACGGCACGCACCTGACGGGCAGGGGCAGGGGTAGCACCCAAGTCTTCCCACTCTGCTTTCGTCCACAGGTGGAGCGCAACTCCAAACCTCATCGCACCATTACGGATTGCGTCGGACACCAACTCTTTGCCGATGTCCTGTTTGCGTTCCTCAACAGAGCCGACACAGTAGCGACGGTGACCGAGGACAGTCATCCAGAACCCTGCTTGGATCATGTTGCCAACCTTTGTGCGGGCAGGCAAACCGGCATCGTCGAATGTGACTGGTTCGATGGTCCAGTACGGGTCGATCTGAATGAGGATACGGGTGATATCGGCGTGACCTACAAAGTCGAGCGTCACCCCACCCTTCGGTAGTTTGCTGACGATCTTCGGATCAGGGACCGCATAGTCGGTCAGAATCTTGGCGAGAGCATCACGTTGTTCCATGTCAGTCCTCCACAATCCGTGACTGCCACACACGCACCGGACGGCAATGACAGATCGGGCGTTCCGAGTTCAACACTTTCTGTGTCGGACGAATCCACCCTTTGCTTTGCGCGCGCTTCATAGCACCACCAAGCGAACGGGTCTCAGCAGGAATCGTGATCTCGGCATCGTCGAGATGGTCCCACACATCATCGGTGGTGAACTCGTCAAGGACGGTTGCCAGGTAGAGAATCGCATCGTCAAGATGCCGTTTGAACTTGGCGTCGGCTGCTGCATCGCCTCGTGCTATTGCTTCGTCACGACGGCGACGAGCCTCAACTCGGTCTTTCTGTGTCATTACTTGTCTCCTTTCGTTCGCAACACCCGGAAGGTGCTGGTCTTTGTGTACCTCTCAACCAGATCAGGATGATCCTTCGAGAAACCCTTGCTGTCAAACGACGACCGCGACTGGTTCTTCCATGTCACCACCGTCGCCCCATCAACAGTACCGGCCTCAGCGTCACCAAGCAACGACCCCAACCGGCCTTTCAACTCCTGCTCAATAGCCGACAGTTCCTTGATCTGGAACTGAACGTCAGCCAACTCAGACAGAATGTGTGCGTGACCAGTCAGGTCCACCGTCTTCGGGTTCGCATCCGGATACATCTGCACAACATCGGAGTACGACACCGGCCACTCCGGATTCGGTTCGCCAACATTCACCCACCACAAAAACTCTTGGACCGCCTGAATGTGCGCCAACTTTTCTTCGCTGGTCACCTGCTGAACATGAAGATGCAACGTCAATGTCGAATCAAACACAGCCCAGGTGATGCTGTCCACATTCGCACAGATCGCCTGCTGAACACCTTGCCAATACCAGTAGCGAGGCAAGTTGCCATCCCACGGACGGCTGTACGTTTTGATCTCCACCACCAGACGAGGCTGAACCGCGCTCTCCTCATACGAGTATTCGTCCACCGCATCCAGGGTCGCAACCATCGCATACTGCGACGAATCCACCATGTACATGAACGACGGCTCAACCAGACGGGTATCCAGTTTGTCTGCGGCCCATTGCCGAATCGTCGGTTCGAGACGGTTGCCTCGATCCATCGCTTCGTTTGTCTCAGTCACCACCGGCTCGGGTGCGACCTTCTCAGCGAACAGTTCATGGCGGGTCTTGAACCGATGCTCACCGTGAACAGCCGCCGCTTCACTAGCAGCGACCACCGGATGACCGTCTTCGGTGCGATGCCGTACACGCAACCATTCGATAGAGCCGTGCGTCGGCTTGTAAATCAGGTGTCCCATCTTTCCTCCTTGTTGTCCGGGCATCCACACCATACCGACCGGGTGTGGCACAGTCAAGTCAAACTATTGGATTCCTTCTTGATGCCAGTTCACCGGCAAATGTACGGCCAGCGAGTACATGGTGACCACGTTCTCCCACGGAATGTGGTTCACATCACCCACCGTATCTGGTTCATCGGCAGTATTCATCACCGTCGAGGCGATAGTCAGATAGCCGTCTTTGGCTTTCGGCCAAATCCAACCGACCGTAATCGGCATCACAACCTCTGCCTCATACCCATCGGTTTCAGTCCACGAACCAGCATCGCCACCCTGATGAGCGTCACGCCACTGAACAACAACAAGCGGCCACGTCGCATCATCCTTATCCCAAATCTGTTCGTCTCCGTCTTTCCACATCGGATCGCCGCTGGCATTTGTGTCGTTCTCGTGGGTCATACTCTTCTCCGCATCGTGGACATTCTACGAACCGGCTTGACATGAGTACAGAGTACCCCGGAACAGGGCTTCTCCCTGGTGGATGGCAACCTGTTCATACCAGAACCGTCCATCACCAGGTTCATACGTGACCACGCCGATGCCTTGTTGCCAGTCCTCCACTATCGGTAGCGGTCGCCCGTCCAGGTCGATGCCGCCTTTCGTAGACGGAACGCTGCCATCACATCGCGCAAGAGTGCCAGGTGACGCCGCCAAGATTGTTTTGGGGCCATCGTAATCGTCACGTGACCGCTCGGCCCATTCACGGCGGTGGATGTGACCGTAGATGACGGAACATTTGACGCCGCCGTTGAGGTATGCGTGCGCGGTGCTACCGCCACTTCGCACCTTGTCGCCGTGAATAACCTTGATCTTTTCGTTGATCCAATACGACGAAGCCGGATACCCAGGAAGATAAGTAATCCCGTACTCGTCGAAACGGCAGAGGTAAGGAATCGATAGAACCGGGAGTTCATACTTGCTGTTTCCTCTCCTGAGTCCGAACGCTGCTTTCAGATTGTCAAGGGTGGCGGTGACCAGTCGTTCCTCATGGTTGCCTGCCAGCCAAACGATTTCGGCGTTGGGGGCGCAGGCTCGTAGTTCGGCAGACAGGGTGGTGGCCCGGTCAATGCTGGCCTGTGTGGTGAGGGCATACGCGGGGGACAACCGGTATTTGCCGAACTCTGGGGCATCCACATTGTCGCCCACCAACACAACCTTCTCCGGTTGCAGATCACGCACAATCCCCAACGCCACCGCCAACGCATCCTCATCATGCGTCGGTTCCAAGTCCCCGTCAGCGTTACGGAAATAGCCGATCTGAATGTCAGGCAGAATCACCGCAGTCTCATAACCGTCAGGGTTCTTCGCCTTCTTCGGTGTGCGAACAGTTACTCGTACCGGTGGCCCCTGTCGCACCGGATCGAACTGCGGCCCCGTCTCGAAAGCAGGGGAGAACTGGACGCCCAACAAGTCGTGTACTTCGGCGTCACCGTCCTGATTCTTCGTGAGTGACTGATACACAGACACTCGATTGACGGTTCCGATTTCGTCAACGGAAATACCTTGACGTTCAAGTAGGTCGGCGAGCCTACCCAAAATCTCTTTACGGCCAGCCACCGACGACGCAACCTGCGTTTCCAGTTCATTACGCAAACTCACAGGAACACTCCTGTTTCATGTGACGAGACAACGACTCTTTTGACACGGTATGCCCACCGGCTCGCAACGCTTTGATCAACCACATCTCCGTAAACGGATACCGTCGAGATGACCTGTCGCGTGGTGACGCTTTCCTGATCTTGTCGCACGCCGCAATAAACGCCTGCTGATCCAACGTGTCAAGTTGTAAGAAAATCTCGTTGATTCGACAGGTATTACTGCTTGGTACGACCGCCAGACTTTCGGCCAACTTTCCCATACTTCTCCAATCTAACAATCAAGGAGTGCAGGTTGTCTGCATCCTGTTGCCCTCTCGGATTCACCCGACTCAAATAGTGGGTGATTTCAGGGATAAGTTGACTAAGCCCAGTTTCCAATGTCAAGCATCCTTCAAGAAACCCCAGGTCAGGGGCAGGTTATTTCTGGTCGATGTGCCAGGTGATGTGATCGTTCAGGCGGTCATCCACCTTCTCGATCTTACTCTCAATACGAGTTAGCACAGCCTGATTTTGGGCGTGCTGATCAGTATTCCTACGGTCAAACCGGGTGAGGAACCACATGACCGGGCCGCCAATCAGAGCGACAGCCAACGGCACCCACACCGCTTCCACAAGTCACGCCTTCTTTTTAGGGACGGAACCGAACGCCTGCTCAACTTCTTCCGGGGTCAGTATCCCATCATCAGAATAGGCGCGGGCGAGGTTCTGAATCACCTGGGCGGCAGCAGCAAACCCTGACAGTAAAGCCGATTTCCATACGGGAATACCACCGAGAATGGAGGCTGAACCGACAATCGCCATCGCATTGTAAGCGAACGTGGCGAGGATACGAAGGACGAGTTGCTTGGCACGCATCACACTATTGTAGACGATCAGGAGCCGAGAGCCTGCTTGATTGCAGCCTCCATACGGGCAGCGTCAGCCGACATAGCAGGGTTGGTTTCGATGTGAATCCAACGGCCACCAGGCGCACCAGCGATTCGGCCTTGCGGATAGTCTGACCAGGCGTTACGGTCGCATCGCCAGCCTCGTCCACCGGGACGCGGGAAATAGTCGGCGACATACTCGATGCCCAACAGGTCGGCGTTCTTTACCAGCCAGTCGATGACAGGTTCAATGGCGGCACGATCCCGATACCCCAAGTCAATCGCCCTACCGGTCGAGTGAACACTTGGTTTGCCGGGTTTGCCTTTCATGTCACGCACAACCCACCCACCCAGGTTTGTGACTTTCCCGCCGTTGAGGAACAAGATGGTGTCGCGGAGGGCTTTCAGGCCGGGGGTGAGGGCGGTTGCACGCTTGTCAAATCCGGTGTAGGGGCGGGTCATCGGCTGTCCATTTCTCGTAGAAGGTTGTGTGCTTCAACGGCAATCCAGCAGCACAACGCGAGGCTGGCTAACAGGATCAGGCCGATGAACTTCACCTACCTATTCTACTTGAACGGAGGCCCAGACACCCATGCCACCAGACTGTACCGGGTGCCTTTCGTAACCGGCTTGACCCGATGCAAAGTGTACGACGGGAAGAACGCTGCCAGCCCACGCTGACGGGGGACGTTCAGATCGGTACGCCCAAACTTCAACTGCAAATCCCCACCCTTGTAATCCTTCGGGTCGGACAGTTGAACCGACACCGACAGTTTCCGTACCGCCGTGTTGAACCCTGAGTCTTTATGCCAGTCGTAATGCTGGGTGGGGGCGGTGTATCGGGTGAACTGCAACCCTTGATCCATGCCATGCAAATCAAACTTGAAGAACTGTTCGTTCATTTGGCTGATTACACCAGCCATACGCATAAAAATCCAGTTCGTTAGTTCGTTCGGGAATAAGAACTGAACATGGCTGTTGCGGTTCTTGTCGTCTTGACCGCCGTAGGTGGACGCTTTATGAAGTTCGGCGTCGGTACCGATCTTGATGATTGCATCCAACTCGGCGTCGTTGAACAGTTCGGTACGCCACGCCCATTCCTCAACATGATCGACATTGAGCGGCCAACCGCCAGCACCTTTCGTCGGGTCAGGTTTCTTGATCTCAGGGATCACGATCTTCGGTTTAGTTGAGCGAGCCATTGAAAGCCTCCGGTACGAAGTGGAAGAACACGAGGTCTGCTTTGCCTTTTGATTTGGTGGGACGATAGTGCCATGCGTTTGTGCCTGAGTAGCAGACCGCATCGTTGTTGCCGAGGTGGGCTTCTGTCCACTTTACGGTGTCTACGATTTGTTTGATTTCGTCTTTGGTTTCGGGATGCGGCACAGGAATCTGGTCGCGTTCTTCATCGGACATGGACGGGCCGATACGGATAGGCCACGGCTCCGATTGTTCCTGACGAATCAGATAGTCAATCGTGTATCGGCATTGGGGACGATCAATGTGCAACGGGCATTGACCACCCTTGTTGTACATCGACAGAAACGAATACGACGGTTTCACCTTCTCGCCAAACAGATCAGATGCATAGTCGGCTAACTGGTGATGAATGTTGACGAAGAATCCGACGTTGTTTGTGTAACGCCGGTTGAACTCTGTCGCGTCAACAGCAACAGGAATCATCGGAACATACGTGTCCATGAACTCGATGATCTGCTGATAAACGTCAGCGTCGAACAGGTCGCGGATAACGACAGGTGTTGTCGTGTATTTCGGCATGGCCTCCCCTTTTACTCTGAGGGTGAGGTTACCTCAATCCATGCGAGTGTTGGTTCATCCCACACGTATTCTTTACCGTCATCGGGCATCGGGGTGGGGGGTTGCCAGTCGTAGTTGGCGTCCAATGTCCATGACGGGTACGGCGGGTTCGGGTTGTAGAACACGTTTGCGTCGGGGCTGTATGCGTCACCGATGCCCGCATACTTTTTGCGGAAGTTGCCGTTGTATGAGGTTTGCACCCAAGTGGTGTCGGGGCCGAAGATGTTGTGGCAGACTTGGATGCCGAGTGTTTCTTGTTCGACACCGTTTTCGTCGAGTAGGTCGGCGTTGGAGATGACGATGATTTGGGTGACGGTGTTGTTGTTGAGTTGTGCGAAGTGTGCCATTAGGTCAACCACCTGATGATGACGCGGCCAGAACCACCTGCGTAACCTACGGGAACAAGGTTGTCCACCACTCCACCGCCACCACCACCTGTGTTGGCTGTCCCAGGAGAACCAGGAACGTCAGGGCCGGGACGACTAGCATAACCTGCCCCACCACCACCAGTCCCACCAGGATACGAGCCAGCGGGTCTATTGGTTGCACCACCACCGCCGCCGCCGCCATAGGTGGCTGGTGTTCCCGTAATCGTTGTCGTTGCACCGTCGCCACCTGGCCCGCTACCGCCACTAGCACTAGCACCACCACCACCACCACCTGAGTTCGGTGCTGGTGTTGCGGTTCCTCCTGAGTTTCCTTGTGATGGTGACGTAGGTGGCGTATTCCCTGCACCGCCTGTTCCCAAAGTCACTATTGGGTCTCCTGTTGCTGGTTGGGTTTGGGCATACGCCCCACCACCACCAGAACCGCCCGCAACACCGTTTACGTAGTTGTTGTCGCTTGTTCTTCCACCGCCACCACCGCCACCGTTTGATGTAATGGAACCGAAAACAGAGTCTGAACCAGTTGCGCCACGCCCTGTTGCTGGTGCGGCTGCACCGCCAGCACCACCCCCACCAACAGTCACGGTGTACGGACCAGGAGTTACACCAGTAAGTGTTCCCTCACGATACCCGCCAGCACCGCCACCGCCGCCCGCAAAAGGCCCAGTAGTTGCTCCTGGGGGAGAAATAGTCGGCCCACGTCCATACCCACCACCGCCACCACCAGCAACAACCACATACTCAATAAAGTTCGGGCCACCCGAAACAGTCACAGTCGCAGACGCTGTAAAATCAACACCAGAATACGCACCAGTCGTAAACGGCGAACCAGCAGGAGCAGGCGACCAAGTAACAGTAATCGGCTGCCCACGACCCGTAAACCCGTAGCCGCGAGCCGCCGCGTTCGCCCTCGTACCAATGTTCGGCATAAGTGAAATCCTACTTGAACTGAGTCTGAGAAGCGAACACCGTGTACGTCGGAGTAGCCGCAGTCTTGACAATCACATACGTGTACACGTCGATAGCCGACGCATTACCAGCCGTAGGAGCCGTGCCGCCCTGCCATTTTGGAGTGACCGCCGAACCGTCCACCTGGAACGCTGACGGATAGTAGGGGGTCGTACCGTTGGTGTTCGCCCACACAACCGTGATCGAATCACCAGTAGCCAGCAAAGAACTCAGGGTCGTAGACCCGTCACCACGAACATTCACCGTATGGTTGGCCGTAGCGTTGCTCGTGTAATACCAAATGCTGGCTGTGTTCACATCGAGGTTGATCGTGCCGGTAGCAGCCGACGCAACAATGTTCCAGTTTTCCTCAGAACGATCCAAGATCGCCCCGTTGATAGTCGCAGTATTGATCGTCGGACTGGTCAACGTCTTGTTCGTCAACGTGTCAGTTGTAGCGCGACCAACCAAAGTGTCCGTCGCAGTCGGCAACGTCACCGTACCCGTATTACTGATCGTAGAAATCACCGGGCTGGTCAAAGTCAAACCAGACAACGTGGCCGACCACTTCACACCATTCGTCTCAGCCGAATCAGCCACCAACACCGTATTGTTCGCCCCGACCCCCTGACGGGCATGAGCCGAACCAGTATGAACCAGCACATCACCCTTCGTCGTCAACGTCGAAGCAACAGCATTCGCCTCATCCGCATCAACCGCCGTAAACACCGGATAGATCGTCGCACCCGACGAATGCGAAACACCAGTCGTCCCATCCACCCCACGAGTCGTCACATTCAACGTGGTATCAGTAGACCCAGTACGGGTCACCAACACCTTTTCCTCAGACGCGGTACCAGGATCAAGCACCACATAAAACGGCTCCGACCCATACGGCCAACCCGTGTACGCTGCAATCGTCATCGAAGTAGCGGTTGAGTTGATCGTCCCCGTAATAGTCGTAGCGACAGCCGCCCCAGCGTACTTTCTGCGTGTGTAACCCGGCATTTAGTGTCCTTAGTCTGCGATGGAACGAAGCGTCAAAACCGCTGTCCCCTCCCACTCCCAGCCGGAGTTAGGAGAATCCAACGGTATCCATTCTACATTTTCCACAACCACATTGTAAGACTGGTGGCCTTCCTGGTACGACACGATGGACGCATCGTTCACCAAACCTTCCAGGTATTCCAGTTCGGAAACCACCGCCAACGGCAACTCTCGGTTCTGAATCATCAGTTTCCGATGCAACAACACCGGCACCGAAAACACCCTGGCCCGGATCGGGGCGGCATAACCGCGAGCCTGCCAACGAGTTAGTGTCGGCCCAGCCGTATTTGAGGTTGCCGACCTGGTGAAAGTCAGTTTGATCGCCAAATCAGAGAACCCTGTCTCTGGGCCAACCGTCGTCACATCCGTCGAACCAGCCACATCAACATCAGACAGATTGGTGTACGACCCGCTATCAAACGAGAACGACGGGGTGATCTCCCCAGCCAACGGCTTCGTCCGAGTATCAAACCTGGGAACGAACTTGCGATCAGGAATACCCCACCGCCAGGTGCCAGTCTCGATGTAACCCGACGCACACAGATCGGTGGATTCCTTGTACACCCCGTCGCCTGATACGGAGAAGATGCGGGTGCCGTTCCAGTTTACGACCGCGTTTACCTCACCTTGACCGGTCACCATCAGATCGGAAGCGTAAGCAGGTTCGTTTACGCCGTTCAGTTCGGACAGGTCAAGACGACCTAACCCGGTTGAGGTGCCATCAAAGTTTGTCCAGCCGTACCATACGAACCGTCCGTCGCCGACACCGCATTTCACAGCCGATGTGGATTCCAAGATTGGGCCGAGAACCAGGTTCGCGTCACCGTCAGCAGATGCCAGACGGACACCCTTGTTTGTGCCGATCAGGACATAGCCGAGGTAGCCGGTAAGCGATGAGATTATTTCACCCAACGGCAGTTCGGCTGCCACCACCGGAACATCAAGAGTGCCATCGGATTTGACGGTGATCTTGTAGATCAGGGCTGTTTGGCCTGCGTTGCCGCCAGCATAGATGGCGTTCTGACCGGCGCACGAGTCCACGAAATCAAACGATGCGTTCGGATGCTCATAGAACGGGGTGTGTGCGCCACCGGTAGTGATGACATGAATGTGGTTGTCGTGAACCGCAATAATGCGGCCCTTGTGATAGCCGACAGACGTGTAGGTGTACGCCGTAGAACCTGAGGTCGGATAGAACTGGGTGACTGACGCGCCACCAGCAGTAGATGAATAGATCGCATTGTTGTTGTACGAAATGTAGACAGTTGTACCGTCCGTCGCCAACGCTTCAATAGCGGCACCAGCAGGCGCACCTGTCGTCACCGAAGTCCACGTTGAAAGATCGGTCGTGTACTTCAACGTCTGACCGTCACCGGCATACAAGTATGTTCCAACAACAACCAGTTTCAGATTCGTTGAGGCCGAGTTCAAAATCTCGCTCGTAGTGGGCAACAGTTTCAGTTCGCCCTTCGTCCACGGATCAAGATTCTTCGACGTGTAAAACCGGTAGTCGCCAGCATCAGCGGTATCGGCATACTCTTGGCCGGAACCTTTATGCCACGACGACTGGGCGCGACGCCACAAACCCTGAGGGTTGATCGTCGCTTCACCAGGAAGATTGTTCTGATCAACCGATTCACGAACACGAGCCTCAAACGCTCGACCGAATCGGCCTGACTTCTGATCCACCATGTAGGGGCGGCCAGCGATTGACACCGGGTAAACGTGCGGAACAAGTTGCGACGTACCCGTACCCGTGTACCAGGTAGGGCCACCCCGGTATGGGGTTGTAAAGTCAATCAGACCGACAGTAGCCATCGGCTACTTCCTGATACGCAACGGATACTGGCGTGCGAGACGCGCAGCCTCAGCCTGCACACGATCCCGCTTCAAACGCAAAAGATTCGTAATCGAAGCGTTCATCGCACCAGCCGGAACTTCATCGGCACGACGAGTATCACCCTGCGACTCAATGAAGTTACGCTTCACTTCACGAGCCGCCAACATTCTGACCTGCGCCCCAATCACCAACAAATCAGCCAACGTGTCACCAGCACCTGTTGATGCCAACGTAGACGCCTCCGAACTGAACAACTGATACGGAGCCTTGTATGACACACGCAACGTCCCAGCCAACACGTCGCTATCCAACACCAACACGTTCCCCGATGCGAAATCGGTGGTTGGCATTTCACGCATCAAACGAACATTCCGGATCACCGGATAGTCATCAGCGAGATACCGCAACCGAACGTCATACAAGTCAATAATGTCGGTCGTCGAAGTCAGATCAACCATACGATCCGAACCGTTGTACGACAAATCAACTGTTTTCATCTGATACAGACCGTTCATCGGGCTGGACAGATCGGCCAGTTCGTCGTTCAATGCGTTCAGGATTTGCCAGCGAGGGAACTTCGGGTTCACCGTAAGAGTTGCGCCGCTGTTGTGGGATGCGGCGGTTGTTCCTCCGAATCCACGTTCGACGGTCAATGTCTTGTTTGCGGTATCTACTTGCCAAATGTAAAGCAGTTCTGAGCCAAGTTCAAAAACTGTTTGTTCAGTAAGCGAGTTGAGTGAATACTGAACGGTGACACTTGTTGCGGAGGTGTTGATGGACGACGCAATCTTGTTGCGTTCTTCGACCGTTCCCGCCAGTAGATGCTGGGCGACTCGATCAACGAGGTTGCCTGCTGTTGTCACTTACCGCGCTTGGGCTGCTTCGGCATGAACTCGCGCGCCGGGGGGACATTAGGCTTCTTCTTGGAACCTGCACGACCTGCGGGACGCTCAGGGGTTCCGTACAGATTGCCGGGCTGCTTCTTCTTCATGGTGTTTACTTCTTGCCTTTCTTGTCGGTAGCGAGAATGTCGGTGAGAGTGGTGGACGGGCCAGCGCAACCGTACTTCTGGTACTTCATGGTTTCGTGGGCGTACTCCATCGCATCGTCATCTTCGGATCCGTTGCCGTTTCCGTTGCCGTTCTTCATGTACTTGCCGCCGTACATCATCGCTTGTTGCCTCGCTTTGCTCGCCGTTGTTCAGACAAACCGATAGCAATAGCCTGCTTACGGCTTGTAACTTTCTTACCTGACGATGAGCGAAGCGTTCCACGCTTGTACTCGCCCATCACCTTCTTGACCTTTGACTTCTTCGCAGCCATCATTCACCACGCCTTACAAGACCAGTAGCGGGCCTTCGTCTTAGGGCCAGGGTTATCGCAGTTGTGGCGGGCGCGGAAGTTCGCACGGCGACCAGGCTGATCCTTCTTGATCGTCATGTTCGGATCACCAAACATCACCTTCTTCACCTTGCCGTTATTGGTCTGAACGTAGACGACAGACTTCTTGCGGCCATAGCCAGGTTCGCCCGCGCTGATACGGCGGGGCGTGTTGAGGGACACCTTCTTCCCACGATACTCGGCCATACCGTCAAGTGTACCCCAAACAGGCTCATAACTCGGTGACAGCCCCCACTTCGACAAGGTGTGCCAACGTCGAGATCGGCACGTCTACTTCGGTGTTTGCAGGGAACTGGAAATGGAACACCCCAACATCGGCTTGTACTTTGCGGAGGGTACGAACCTTGACGGTCTGCTTACCGGAATCTTCCCAATGTTTCGCCTTCAACGCAGGTTTGCCTGGAAACACGCTTAGAAGGGCGTCTGCGGCCCGATCCCAGGTGAACCGTTCATCTACCTGCTCCCACCGGTTCAGACGCTCCCAGGCGGGCAGGCGGCCCTGAGCGTAGGCGTCGCGCATCGCGTCCACCAGTTCATCATGGTTCGGCACGAACCAGTCGCCAATGTCAGAGAAATACTGCATCTCGGCTTTGCCGTATTCCCAACCAACCGGATAGTCGAACAGGTCGGCAAACCATTCGTGGCCGGTATGGTTCGGGGCGATCACCCGGTTCCCCAACGCCAGGTTTTGTAGCGGAATCATGCCGAACCCTTCGCCCCTGGTGGCCGACACGAAACAGTCAGCGGTCGCATAAAAGTCCCGTTCCTCAACCAAACCCATCCGTTTCTTGACGACATGGATGTTCGGCCCAAAGTCATACTGCTTAGGGTCGTCGAGCAGGTCGGGGGTGACTTTGATCAGCAGTTCCGAGTCGGGCAGATCAGCGTCACGGAACGCCTTGATGACCTGGCCGATACCTTTGCGTTTCCAACCCGACCCGCCAGTAATGAACCGAAACCGGTCATTGACCACTACATCTTGTGGTTGCCACAGTTCCGTGTCTATCCCTAGTGGTATCACCTTGATGTCATGGTGGTACGGGTCGAACAGTTCAGCGTTCCATCGGCACGGAACAATCACCCGATCAAACATTTTCAGTAGGCGCGTGTAGCGGGGCGGCACCTTCGTCGTTTCCCACATGGTCAAAACGGCGGTGCTTTGCTCCTGATACCAGCCTTTCACCATGTCCGGGGGGACACAGAACAGGATCGCCCCAGCATCCGAACTCAATGTAACTTTCTTACCGAGAGCGTCGCGGAGACTGTCAGCCATCCGACCGTAACCGACATGGGGAATCCCCACACCGAACACGTCCATCATCATACGAGGCCGGTTTCTACCTGATACTTCTCCGTAGCGCGAGCCTCCACTTTGGCAGCCCCATCAATCTTCTTCGGCTGCAAACCATCCTGCCGCAACCGTTTGTACGCATCCATGTCCTTATGCCAACGCCGTTCCGTCTCATTGATCCGATACGAATCACCCTTACGGGTCGGCGTCGCATCCGACGAAATAGCAATCCCAGCAATCTTGCAGCCGAAACAACCATCAACATCCAGATTCGGATGGGTTTCACGATGCTTCACGACAAATACGCTCCATAACCATTAGCGGTCAAATCAGCAGCCTCATCAGCGGTGACCTCATACTCGTGGCCCCCATAATACGTTTTCACCACAGTCGTCATGTCAGCCGGTTCATTCTCCGTGTACCCACCAGAAACCAGTTTGAACACGTTACGTCCACGAGGCTGAGAAGCATAATGGCGAAACAGATTGAACGCTCGACGCCCTTCCTCAGTACGGCGAACATCCACATCCATGTCAGCAAAGTTCAAGAAGTTATCGGTCGGCGGTCGAAACGTCGTCATGTGACTGTGTACCCTGCTGCTACAAGTTCGGCTTTCTCGGCGTCATCCACGAAATACTGATGGCCGCCATAATAGACCTTACTGACCAACGCCGGATCACGCGGATCAACATTGGTGTACACCCCAGAAGTAAGTTTGAAAATGTTGCGGGCGCGAACACCCTGAGTCAGTTTGCCGAACAGCACCGACTCCGCGTTCTGATCCCGATAGTTCGCCCACCGGAAATCGTCGTCAGCGGGTGGCCGGAAGATCAACGATTTCGTCCAAGACGCAGCCTCACTACCAGCCCCATTCCCCGACGCGGTACGCCCAACAACACGCACCCCATCAGCCGAACCTGCACCCGTCCCAGAACCGGTGGCGGTACGCAACGCCACCACAACTCGACTAGCCGACTGAGAACCGACACCAGCCCCAGAAGCGGTTCTAATCGCCACATACAACCCGGTCGCAGTCCCACTACCCGTACCGGTACCTGTGCCTTGACGGGCGTTTTGACGCGCCCCTGACGCCGACTCTGAACCAGTACCCGAACCGGTAGCGGTACGAGGGGCGATGTGCAACCCAGCCGCCGACTGGCCACCTGCCCCCGAACCCGTGGCAGTACGAGGCGCAACATGGCGACCCGACGCAGACTGAGAACCAACCCCGGAACCTGTCGCGGTACGAACAACCAGTCGCGCCCCAACAGCCGACTGAGAACCGACACCAGAACCTGATGCGGTACGGGCGCGTAGCAAACCACCAGACGCCGATTCCGACCCGACACCAGAACCCGATGCGGTACGAACCGCAACAATAACCCTCGTCGCAGATTCAGAACCGACACCCGAACCTGTCGCTGTACGACGAGAAACGACAAGTCCCGACGCAGACTCAGAGCCTGCACCGGAACCTGTCGCTGTACGAACCAGCGTTTCTAAACCAACATAAAACCGAGGGCCGCCCGCAAACGCGAACGAAAAATCAGTTAGTTGGTCAAGTCTGGGGTCAGACACCCCTTCCCCCTATCAGTCGAGGGAAAGCGTCAAAGCCGTGATCTGGAATGTGTCGCCAGCGGTCACCGCAGCGGAAGCCGACAATGCGCCAGTCCACAAACAGTTACCCGTCGTCAAACTATCCCACAACGACCAATGCGAATAGGTTTCCGTGGTCGAAACATTCGTCCACTCAACCGTCGCACTCGCAGCGATAGAACCAGACGAAGCAGCATCCCACGACACGCTCTTACGAGTCGTCTCAGTAGCAGCATTATTGGTTCCATCTTCACCGGGGTCACCGGTATGCAACTTCAAGTAAACATCCGAAGGTGCTGTCCAAGACGCACGACCCGTCGTGTGATCCAGAATCTTCAACTCGGCATAGTTAGAAATACTCACAGAGTCTCCTTAGACCAAGAGGGCCGAGGCACGACCGAAGCCGCACCCCGACCCTCAGGACGGACTGGATCAGGCCAGCGAAGAAGCCGACTCGATACGACGGAGCGAAGCCTCGCGGAAGCGGGCGTAGCCACCCAACCAGTACCAGCCAATCGGCTGCAAACGGGCCAGGGTGTCGGTCACCGGGCCGCGAACGATACGCGGAACCGAGCCGTTTCCATCGGTAATCGAGTGAGCCTTAGCAAGAGCCTGACGACCCATGATGTGCGTGCAGTACACCTCGATGGTGCCGGTCGAACCGGAACCGTTCGAAGCGTTCTCGAACACCTTTGCGCGGGGCGTCTCGATGAAACGGACACCTTCGAAGGCTCCGATCTCACCGTTGTAGATGCCAGCGGTGTCCTGGTACACGTGCGGGTCACGCCACGAAGCCGCGCCAGTCTCCTTGCGGAGGTCGTAGGACACGTCAGGGTGGATGAAGCCCATGTACAGGCCGTTGTAGGTGGCGGCGTTCGCCTTACGCAACTGGGCGGTCACCTTGCGAATGTCGTTCGCTTCGATGATGTCGGTTGCGGTCACCGTGGTACGGCTCGACGGGGTGGTGCTTCCACCGCCACCGTAGATCACGTTGTCGCCACCGGCCAGCACGTCACGAACCACCTGGTCGATGGAGTCACCGGCGTTGTAACCAACGACGTTGGCAGCAACGGTGTCCACGTCGAGGAAAGCGGTGCCACGCAACTTGGCGGTGGTGATCACGGCGTTGCCGTACTCGTTGAGGGTGACGGTCACCTGGCTGTCACCGAGGGCAACAGCGGTCACGTCAGTCGTCTCCGACAGGGTGCTGGTGGCAGCCGCAAGATCGTTGAAGATCGTGAAGGTGACACCGGTTCCCGGCATTGACTGGGCGGTGGGCTGCACGTCGGCAGCCTGGTCGAACAGGAGTTCCGAACGGAGCGCAAAGTACGCGATCCGGTCAAATGCTACCTGATCAACATCAACAGAAGAAGTCTCTGTGTATGCCATTTGGGGTTCACTCCTTAGTGAAGGTTGTCCCCCGAACCGAAGTGGTTAGAGGGAGGTTTGGGCTTGTCGTGCTTCGGCCAACAACATTTCCACCTCAGCCGGACTCTTGGCCTGGTTGATGCGGGTCACCCAATCCATCGGGGCTTCGCCTGTGGTGTTCCCAGCAGCAGCCTGGTTTGTTCTTTCCCAGGCTTTCGCTTCGGAAGCCACTTGTGCGGCCTGCGTGTCTCGGATGATCTGCGCTTCGATTGCTGCCTGTCGGATCGCGTCGGCAGTCAGTTCTCCGTCGTAGCCCTTCATGAAGTATTTGGCGACCGGGAGGCTGGGGTCTACCCCTGCTTCCACGAAAGCCAACTTTCGGGCTGCGTCGGACGCTTTCTGCGCTTGCTCTCGAAGGCTCGCGTTCTCGGCTTCCAGTTGCTTCATCCGCTCGCGTAGCGGATTCCGTCCGGAGTCCTGAGTTTCATCGAAGTCGATGCTGTCGTCCACTATGTACACTCCTTTGCCCAAACCGAACCCGGAGGCAGGTGCGGTTGCTGCTTACTCCCCTTGTGGGGGTTCCTCCCTATTGGGATCGGTATTGAGTGTATCAGATGGTTGCTGGCAGCAAAGGATTATTGGAGGCCGGTGACGGTGGTGCCTTGACCGGCGAAACGGCCACCGGCTTCAAAGGCGGCGGCACGTTCACGTGACCGTTGACGGATGCGTTGCTGAGCGGCACCCGATGTACCGAATACGCCACCGAGTTGTTCTTCGACTGTGATGGCTTCTTCGGTGGTACCGGGAAGCGGGACGAACAGTTCTTCGGCGGCGGCAATCGTTTGGAATCCGGCGCGAGCCTGTTCGGGGCTGACACCTGCGACAGCCAACTGTTCGGCTTGCGCGGCGGTCAGTTCCCGTTGGGCTTGGAGGGTGGCTTCACCAGCGATCTGAGCAGCCTGAGCCTGACGCAACAGGATCGGGGTTGCCCGTGCCGGGTCGAGGAAGTAGGCCGCAAGTTCTGGGTCGTTGATTCCGTACAGCCGCCGCATTTCTGTAACAACTTGCGGGTCGGCCTGTTGGACAGCCAGGTAGCCGTTATTGATTCGGCTGGACAGTTCTGCTGGGGATACGTCGCCTGCGATCAACGTGGTGAAGTCGTCGTTCTGATCATAGAAACCTTGCGGCAGACCTGATGCTCGCATCATTGACCGATACGTGTTTTCCATGTTGACGTACTCGGCTTCTGAAAGGGCGTTGTATCCGGCCTTGCGCCGCAGTTCATTTCCAGCGAAACGAGCCTTGTATTGATCTGTCATACGGATACGACCGAGGATCACATCGCCAGAAACGATGTCCTCCTTCGTAATCAGGTCGTTGACGAAATCAGTCAGGTTGCCCAGCCCATACTGTTCAAGAAGATTGGCGATGATCGCTTTCGCAGACTCGCGTTGTTCCTCTCTCTGCTGTTCCGCAGCCGCTGCCGCCTGAGCCGCGAGAGCATCCTCAGCCGCAGCCGTATCTCGAACACACGCCTGCTGTTCTTCATCCCAGGTGAAACCAGGGGGACATTGTTGCGACATTTCTTTACGAACACGACGCTCATTACGGCGAACCTCACGGGCTACTTCATCAGCCGTCATCTGCCCACTACTAGCAGCATTGAAAATCTCCCAAGCACGAGCGCGTTCACGCTCGTTCATCCGTTCATAAACAATGTCACTTTCAGTCCTAGTGTCACCGCCACCGGCTCCACCACCACCTGTGGCAGCGTTGCGTGCTTCTCGACGATCTGCAATATCACTCATTACGCTGCTCCAAACAACTCGGCCAAACGATTCACAACAGTAAACGCACGTTCCTTAGCACCATCGGTGTACTCATACCCGAATGTCGGATTAGTACGCAAATAGTCATTCCATTCGCCATACGTCATCATGCTTTGCTCACCTTTATCGTTACGAGAGGTGAACGCCTGCGCCCACTTCGGGTCAGCAAAGTCAATGGTTTCCGGATTGATTTCCAAAATCCGTGACGCTGACTGACGGTACGGGTCGGTAATCGCACGAAATGAAATGCCCTTGTCAAGGCTTGGTGCCAGAGACGGATACAGGTTCTTGGCGAGATCAAGCGCATACGCCTGGAATGATGCTTCGCTTTCCTGGCCGACAGCGATCTTGCCGACCCATTCGTTGAAGGTCACATCTGACAATGGCACACCGTAAGCCCCTGCTGTTGCTCGGATTGTCTGTCCGATGTAACCGCGTCGAAGATCGGACACGCCACCTGTTGACTTCAACGCCTCTGCACCGAGCGTGTTATCAATAACAGTTGCTGACCAGCCGAACTTCAATGAATCCTCTGCAAGTTTGGCGAGAACGTCATCGCGTAACCGTAGCCCTAGCCGCAACGATGAGTCGCGGAGTGCAGCCAACTGATTGTCGATCCGGGTTTGAACTGTTGCAGGGTCGCGTGCTTTGTCTTCTTCCCAAGCGCGAGCCGACGCGGTGGTTGTACGCCACCATGTTGTCTTTTCAAGTTCCGCCTGGAACTGGGTATCGGACAACCCAACAGTCATGTCACGTTCAATGATCTTCATGACTTCGGGAAGGTTTTTGATTACTTCGTAGTATGCGCCGAACTGTTCGCGGGCTGCCTGTTCCCATGCGGGCGGGACAGCAGGTGCGGCAGGTGCGCCGGGTGCGGCACCAGCAGGGGGGACGGCACCGGTGGTTGTGCCTCCAACAGCCTGCCCACCGGTACCGCCACCAGGAACAGTAGTGGTTCCGGTCGGTGTCGTGCCAGTTGAAGCGGCAACTTCCGAGGCGGGAACTTCTTTCTTCGACCCGACTTCCCGATACTTGCCGTTTACAAGTTCCAACGCTGGCAGGTTCTGGTTAGCGCGAGCCGCGTTGATCTGCTCCAACGACGGCATCCGAGATGGCGTTGTCGGACGTGTTTGTGGTGCGGCGACACCAGGGCCGGGAACAGTTACTTCCTGTCCGAACATCCCGGTTGTGGTCGTAGCAGTAGTCGCAATCGGCGTCGTCCCAGGTTCCGGTGCCATAGGGCCAGTCGGCGCGGATTTCTTCATCTGGTCAACGGAAACAAGTTGAATCGTCTGCGGAACATTCTGTGGGCGGCGACCCGATTCATACTCGTCTAATGCTGTTTTCAACCGACGTTCGTTTTCATTGAACAACGCAAGCCAACCTTGAAGGTTGCGCTGTTCTTCAACAGTCAATGCGCGGGCAATCGCCTTTTCAATATCTTTACGTCGCGCTTGGACGCTGTTGTAATCCAGACGAACCTTTTGTGTTTCTTGTGCAATCTCGCGCTTTGACTTCGCTTCGGCCTGTGTCGTTTCAAACACACTCGGGCGAAGTTCTTTTTCGACCTGCGCGATGTCTGACTCAACCTTCTTCAACAGTTCGTCGTAACCACGCTTCGTGTATTTGGTGCCTTCAAAGGTGTACTGGTTACGAACTGGCGTAATAGACAGGATCGCATCGCGGCGGCGACGGAGTTCTTGTAGGCGTTCGTTCGTCGCAGGTGTGCGCTTTACTGATGCCATTACATTCCTCCGATAGCGTTGAACAAACGATTGACAGAGTTCAAGAACTTGTAACCCTGAGCCTCAGTAGGGGCCATGAACTGTGCGGCACCCTCAGCGAACGTCATCACATCAGGAGCAGCGACCGCACCCATCTGACCTTGAATCTGAGCCTGCTGAAAACCAGGGACCACAGCAGCAAGTTCCTGCTCGGTCGGTCCACGCCCAATGGTGTCCATGAACGCACGCTTGACCGCGAGACGAATATCAGCCGGGTTGGAGACCCGATACCGGGGTCCACCGCCACCGCGCACCCGTTCGTCATCGGGCAGTTTGCGGTCCATCTCGTCGAGTGCGCGTTCTTTGGTAACGCCTTCTAGGTTGGAGTATTCCAACCAGCCCTGGATAGCAGCAAGATCGTTGGCAGGGAGACCGACCTGGCGGCCACCGTAGAAGCCTTTGCGCTTCAACTTGTCCAGGATGTCTTGGCGGTTAGGGCTGGCAGCCAACTGTGAGTAAACGTCAGAAACGAAACCATCGGTTACGTTGTACTGCGTCTGCTGTTCAATGCGATTTGTTCGCCCAACAAGACCGGGACCGCGATAAGCCGTACCGGGGAAACTAGAACCAGGCGCGGCAACCCAACGGACAGGCCATTCCGTCTGCTGGTTCGGCTGGTTCGTTGGCATACCACCAAGAACACGGTCGAAGAAACCGCCAATGCTGGTTTGCTGGTTGGGGGGCTGGTTCTGTCCGTTACTCATGTTGATCACTCACCTGTATCTACGTCGATTTCGTCGAACAACACTCGGTCATACATACGCCGGAACTCTGGGTACCGGGCAATGATTTCGTCTGCTGCGCTACGCAACCATGTTCGCAGATCGTTCATCTGTTTTCCGGCAAGGGTCGTTGAAGTCCGGCCTGTGCGTCCGCGTGCCTCTTCCAAAGCGCGGTCCCGTGCCTCAAAGTAGAGTCGTGCGCCTTCTGCCACCGGGTTGCCGTCAAGAAGTCCGTCAATAGAGGCGGTGCGTAGTTGCTCGATGCGCTTCTGTTGGATACCAAAGTTGACGGGGGCAGTAGCGAAACCAGGGAACAACTGTCCGATTTCGGTGCGGATGAACGAAAGATAGTCGCGTTGTTCCTGGCTGGGGGTTGGGCCTGCGGCACGGACAGATGCCCGGTACAGGGCGCGGCCTACCGTTGCTTGGGCCTCTTCAATGAAATCGGACGGTTTGATCCGTTCGCGGCGACCCATTTCGAACTGGCGGGCATAAACCTGATAATCGAACCCTTCGACTTCGGGTGCGAAGTATCCGGCAACCTGCGGGTAGCGGCGGAACAGGCCGTCATTGGCGGCTTCAAACTCGCCGAACGCCTTAGCCGGGCTGATACCACCAACAGTTGCACGGCTCTTTGACTGAACGTACAGGAAGGCGTCTTCGCCGAAAGCGTCAATGAATCGCAGCACAGCGGTGTCGTAGTCCTCTTGCTGCATGGTGCGGAACGCTTTGGCAAGTTCGGCTACATATTTGTCGCCTTCGTAGGTTTCGACCTTGAACTCCGGTTCAGGGCGGGCTGGGCCGACGAACTGGCCGAGGCCACGTAGAACAAGAAGTGTGCGGGCGCGGGAGATCGCATCGTCTTCAAGACGTTCCTGATCGTTGGGGTCAGACAGGTTGTAGTCACCGGACGAGTTGAGAACCTGCATCATGTCGATCATCAGGTCGCCCAACATCCGGTTGTTGTCTGGGTTGGCGGTGATGCCATCAATGACTTTTCGCGCCCACGATGGAACCGGGACGGGTCCGACTGTGGTGATGTCAGGTTCGCCGTAAGGTAGAAGAATGTCGCGGATCGCGTCGGCTTCCGGCACTTTGCCGAGAATCTTGCCTGCGGCAACCTGCATCATCGGCCCGATACTGGGAACCAACGTCAAACCCATGCTCAGGTTCTTCGGGTTGGCTGTGAACCGGACGTTTTCAAGACCGGCTGCCTGTTGTAGACCTGCGCCTGCGGCACCACCAGCAATCGCTCCGATAGCCAAGCCGGGTGCGCCACCGAGGACACCGCCCAAACCTGCGCCGATTGGGGCGAGTGCTGCTGCTAGCCCACCGAATCGTTCAGAGAATGGGTATGTGAACACGTATTCACCGGTGTTCGGGTCTTTCCAGAAGAACCCTTTGCCGTCACCATCGGGGTCCATGTCACGCAAACCTTGAACAGATACACCGATACGCTTCAACGATTCCGGATTTGACAGGGCGATACCAGACCATGATCGCAGAACTTCGGCCCACGCTGAACCGAACGGTGACACGATGCGAAGAATGTCAGCGAAGTTTGATTTCTCGGCTGCGTTGTAGAACAGGTTCTTCGTCGAGTCGAGTGCGTAACCCTTAGCGTAAGCGTCAAGTTCGTCAAGTGTGAGTTTGCCGGTAGCGGCAGTCGGGTTTTCCATCTTTGCGAACAAAGTGTCAGCGATGCCTTTGCCGAACAGTCGTTCTGTCGGGCTGTCGCCGACGTAGTTGGCAACGAACTTTCTATCGAACGTCTGGCCTGCTTTCTTTGCTGCTGTTTCAAGAGCCTTCTTCATGTCGTTGATGGCTGTGGTATCCAGTTCGTCAACAAGACGGGCGACCTGCTGGTAGTAATACTGGCGGAACGCCGGGCTTTGCATGAGGTAGGCGGAACGCTTCGGGTACAAGGATGAGAAGAAGTAATCAACCGTCTTGTCCCAACCTTTGAGAACATTCCCAAGTTCACCCTTCGCGCCACCAGCACGAACCGGGATTTCAATGCGATACTTGTACTGGTCTGCCAAAACGGGTTGTTCGCCACGGGCGATCCGGGCTTGATCTTCGCGGATTACGCGGTCGATAGCGTCTTCAAAGTCTTTTGTATAGCCGACTGGTTTGCGGACACCGTTGATTTCGCGGTATTCGTAAATGTCTTTGAGTTCGCCACGTGTGTTTTTGATTTTGCCAGTAGCGATGGCATCGCGGATTGTTTGGTCGCGGCCACCCATAAGGTCTAGACGCTGCTTGCCCTGGGCTGTCGCGTGTTCACGCAAACCTAACTTGTTGAAGTCGGTAAACGATCCGTCTGCCTGAATGTAATCGGCTGAGCCTACCGTTTTCAGGTTAGGGTCACCGATGGCTGAAACGTCTCGGTCTGAGTGAAGACGTTGAAGTTTGCGTGCGTACTGTTCCGACGAGTCGCGTACACCTTCAAGTGCTGATTCAAGTCCTCGTCCCTTGTTGACAAAGAAAAGATCAACAATGTCGTCTTCGCTGTACCCTGCGGCATACAGACGGCTAACGGCATCATCACGCATCAATGCGATGTTGTCCATGATGCCCTTGCGGTAATCGGCCCCAGAATCACGCCTGGCACGTCCCCAGACCTTGTGCCGATAGCCGGTGGCGGCAGTTGAGATCGGGTCAAATCCTTCACGGATTCCTTGACCAACCGCCTCGAAATACGCTGACGCGGCTTCGTCGGCCCATGCGTCTGCGGCCCTAGCAAAATCGTCGCCGGTAAGTGTTCCTTTGAAACGGCGGAAGGACGCGATGTTGATCCATTGAATCGGGTGGAAGACCCCGCCCTTCAAGCCTGGCTGCATCGTGTAACGGAACGCAGAGTCAGCCATGTTTCGAAGCACATAGCCACCAGTCATGAGGGTAACTGGACGCCAAATCTGATTTTGGAACGCTTCAAGTGCAGCAAACGGCATCCGCAGTTGCCCGTACTTTGATGGGTCTGCCAACTTTGGTTCACCAATGTCGGCGATCTCATCCTTGATACGCATGACCTGGGCTTCTCGGTTGTTCTCAATGATGGCGATCTGGTCGTTGATTGCCTGTTCGTCTGCGCCTTCTTCCAAAGAATCACGGAGTCTGGCGATGTCGTCGTCTGCGGTCTGGTCAATCTGGTCGATTTGGTTGCGGAGCGCACCAATCTTCTTCATGTCGCCACGAAGGATGGGTTGCTTCTTGCCGTAAATCCAGCCGATCTTTGAGGTCATACGGCGGGTTTCGCGGACATCGGGAAGAATCAACTGGGTTGTCCGCAGCGTTTCTGACATCAAACCAGGCTTGGAGTTGTTAGCGATTTTCCATGTGCCATCGGCCATCGGAATCTTTTGGGCGAAATCAGAAGGGTTGCTGAGCGATAGCGAAGCGGCGACACCGTAGGTGTCTTTTTCGTCCATGAACTGCTTCATGCTGCTCATCAGTTCCGAGACCGCTTCATCGGGAACACCCTGAGCGCGGAGGGTTTGGCGGATCGTGTTCTGGATTGTGTTGACTGTTGCGAAAACATCGCCGCCACCATCAACAAGATCGTTTGACAACTGCTGAACTAATGCGCGTCGTGTTGTCGCGTCCACGCGGGCAGTCTTCAAATACTGGTTCATGTTGCGGACCGAGCGTGCGATGTCGCGTGCGTTGCCGCCCTGAATGATGAGATGGCGGCCAGGCACCTTTTCCATCATGCGTGCTACTGGCGAGAATCGTCCAACCATGCTTGCTTTGACATCATCCAGCCGTGAAATGTTGATGTCGTTGACTGATCGTGGACCGGACTTAGCAAGAGTGTCTTGGAGATAGTTGCGGATTTCCGTTGCATCCGTGAGTTCCACCATTTTGTTGATAAAACCCATGTCTTGCACGCCATCAAAAATGCGGAGGGCGTCATCAATGTTGTCGATTTTGGAGATGCGGTTGATAATGTTTTGGCCGCCACGAGAATCAAGGAATGACGCGACTTTGGCTGGAACAATGTCGGCTGATGCGAAGTCGGTGAGACCGGCCAGGGTCCGCATCCCTGCTTTGCCCAAACCAACTGAGGCAACTCCTTGTGCGGCTTTGAATCCGGGGGCTGCCGGGATAGTGATCGCGGCTGCTGCGTCTACGAGACCGGACAGGATGTTGTATTCGCGTGAACCGGGTTGCGTGATTAGGCTTGCTGCGCCTCGTCCAAGCGTAAAAGCGTGTCCGTCGATTTCGCCTCGATAACGGCGTGCGCGTTCGGCTTGAAGTTGCATGGCTTTGCCACCCATGAACCAGCCGTCGCCTGCTTCGTTGTCGTTAGCAAGCATTGTTCCGAGATCAGTTGAAATGAAAAAACCGCGTTGCCCTTCCGGGTTTTCGGTAAACGGCTGCGACACAATGTTGGTGACCGCCTGCGGAACAAAGTTCAGGGTAGCAAACGTCCAACGTGAGGCGGTGCGAACTTTTGATGCGATGTTCCGTTCGAACCAGCCTTTCTTTTCCGGTTTGTCGGGGGCTGGTGCCTGCTGCCGGACACGATAATCAAGATCGTTTTTAGCGGCTGTCAGCATGAGCGGCATAGCCTGATCCATTGACATTGCGCCAGCGGTCACGGCTTGTCCTGCTGCAAGGATTGCACCGGGATTGGTGTACGGGTTGTTGCGGTACAACGTGCCGATGTTGTTCGCCAACTCTGGCGTCATCTTGGCGCGTGCTGCTGTACGACGCTGATCTTCTTCAATCAGTTCGTTGTAGATTTTGAGTTCTTGCTCAGGTGTCAGATCGAACTGTGTCATCAGTATCCACGGTAGTCGTACTTGGAGATCATGTCAGCCAAGTCTTCATTCGGGAACATTTCGTACAACAGCCGCAACTGTTCCATCGTGTTGTCTACCGGAATCTGACGGGGCATGATGCCAGCCTCCATCGCGCTCGGCCCAGCACCAAAGTTTGCTCCTGCGGTGATTACTTCGGTTGGCCGTTCCGTAGGACGGAGGAAAGGTTGTGCGCCAGGACGCGGAGCAGGAGCCTGCTGTGCAGCCATCTGCTGTGCCTGAACTGTTGACGGTGCAGTACCGGGCGGTACGGCAGCCTGAGCGCGAGCCTGCTGTGCGGCTTCACCGTAGGTTTGGCCGGTGAAGTTTGCGCGACGTGTAGCAGGGTTACGTAGATCGGAACGATTTGAGTAGTCGGTCATGTCAGCCTCCCAACTGGGCGAGCAACGCTTCGATACCGCCACCACCAGCGGGCGGGCCAGCCATCGGAGCCTCGGCCCCCATACCAGGCATTGCTAATCCGGGCATAGCCATCGGTGACCCTTGCGGAACTTCGGCGGCCTGTCGTTCGCGTGCTGCGTCGTCGATTTCTTTGACCGCATCAAACAGGCTCTTGTTTTCCACCATGACTTTCTTGACCAGGGCGGCGAGGTCGGCGGGCTGGTATGGCCCTTCGGGGTTTGCGGCCTGCTGCTGGATTGAAGAAAGCAAAGCGGCTTCAACGCCTTCTGAAATGATGCGGTCGTGTTCCATGTCAGGATCGGAAATGAGCGGATCCGCTTCGCGGGCTGATTCTTTCGACATCAGGCCGGTGCCGACACGCTGGCCGAGTCCGATGATCAGGTTATTGACATCGGTTCCGGCAGCCGAGTATGCGACATAGTGGAAATCTGTTTCCCAAATCTTGTTGGGGGTGTAGTCAACTTTGCCGACAGATTGGCGGCCAGGGATGAAAAACGATTTGGCGGCTGAACCCCAATACGCCTTCTCGATAGCGATAGCAACCTTGTCTTCTTCTTGGAGTGAGGCAGCGAAGATTTCTTGCGCTTCCTGCACACGGAAGTCCACGGTTGCGGACAGTACGGATTCGCCTCGACGACCGGTGCGAATGTTTGTTGCGGATTCTCCACCGAACTCGGCGGGGATTGCACCTTCAAGTCGTTCCTGCCGTTCCAAGCGGTCCAACGCCTGTTCGGTCTTGTAGCCAGGGTTCACTTGCTGGGTGCGAAGATCGCCACCCTTGACGACACCGAGCAAGCCTTCTTTGCCGGATGCGACCTGGATGATCTCCGGGTTTTCGCCGGGGCGGGCAACCAGGTATTCGTCGGGGAAGATGCCACGTTCGATAGCGATTTCGGTAAGAGCCTGCAACCTGGCTCGCGTGTAGTACATACCGAGCAGTCCGTCGAACTGGCCGTGCGGACGGTCAAGCGTGATTCGGTTCGGGACGATGGCGAGTGGCATCGCAGCACGATTAGCGATACGTTCCAACTCGACAACTTCCAAACCTTGCCGTTCAGTTGGAGTCAGGCTCGGATCGTCGGATGCTCCGATGACACCCAACACGATTTCGTATTCGTCCACGTATTCCAACAACGTGAACATGGTGTCGTAATCAACTTTGCCGAGACGAAGTTTGCCGTCAATCTTTGTTCCGTAGTTTTGGATTAGCCACGAGTACGGCTTGCGGTAAGTGAAGATGCAGTCGTAGGGAACCGGGTTGTCCGGATCGTCGGACGGACAGGGGTAGGTGTCGAGCGGGTTGCGGATGTGCCACTTCGGGGTGAGAGTCCGGAAGTCTGGCTTCAACATCACCGGCGACGACGAGTAGGCTAAGAGGTGGCGGGCGCGACGCCGCATCTTCATGTTCATCTTGTTGGCATCCCACATCGCCAACAATGCTTTCTTGCGAAGAGCAGCGTATTCCTTTGACCTTTCCTGGCCTTCCTTCAACGCTGGGAAAAACGGGGACGGCATCGTGGATGCGACACGCATCGACATCTGATCGAGACCCTGGACAAGCAGGTTGGCGACGGATGAACGGGCGTTACGATCCAGTTCGTTCAACGGGATGATGATGTCGCCGTTTGCCAACTGGCGTACTTCTTGCATCTGAGCATGGATAGGACCGAGGTTGGTGCGCCGTGTCCGATACATCCCAACGATTTCTTCGATTGACCGCACGCATACTCCTAAGGGCAGACCTGCTACCAGGATACATGATTACCCTGCTAGGAATGAGGGACGCCACATTCGGGGTGGCAGTTTGGGTTCGGTGAGTTTGGGTGCGTGGAGAAGCGTGAACCACAAACTCATCGCCAAGTCCGTTCCTTTCTTTTTGTCTTTGGTCCAAGAGATCAGTTCTTCAATGAGGGCGAGGGTCTTCCAGTTGCCGGTCATGGTGGGCAAACGAAGCGACCCGGATCGGACAACCGGTGGGATCAACGCTTCCAATCCGAGGTTCTCGTCCAGTTTGTTTCGGCTGGTCGTGTGGGGGATGACGAGAACTTGGCGGGATGCTTGCCAGCGGCGCACGAAGTCGTGGGCGAGCAGGAATCGTTGGGCGGCGTTCACTTCGACAACGATGTGGCTGACGGGGTAGCCCATGTCGTCGGCTCGTTGTACCCATTCTTCGAGGATGCCGCAGTATTGGCCGGTTGCCATGTCGTAGCCGAGCAGTTCTTCGGCGGTGAGTTTGACTCGTTCCAGGTCAACGACGTGGTAGAGACCGATGTCGGGTTGGACGATTGTCCAGATCACACCCCAAAAGTTTGCGGGTGACGGGTCTACGGAGATCATGCTGATCCACGGTTGTGAGAGGTTGCGGGCGATGTAGCCGGGTTGCCGGTCACGGTCGATGCAGCCTTCGTAGTGGACGCCATCGACGCCGGTGCCTCCGGTGAGCATGACTCGTTCAACCAACTGGTAGTCCAGGTCGATGTCTTCTTGCTGGTAGACGACCCGGAACTTGGTGGGCTGGTTGTAGCGGATGTACGACAGGTCTTTCCAGGGGAGACGTACCGGGTCGAGGAGCGGACCGTTGGGCCAGGGGGCAGCAGTCTTTTTTCGAGAATGATTCCCAGTATCAAGTTCTTCGTAGTACGCCTTGAACGTGATCAGGTGGTATTTCGACTTTTTTACTGGGTCTTTCATCCGGTCTTCGGCGGTGATGTCCTGGCCGTCATCATCGTCATCGTCTTCGTATGTGACTTTTGACAAGCAATGGGCGTAGAGGTCGCCGGGTCCGAGCCTCTGGCCGATCACAGCGACCAGGCCACCTGGGTCGCAGCGGGCTTCGGCCATCGAATCCCATCGTTCCAACAGGCGGTCGCGTGCGACCGACTCTTTCGCGTTTTCTGGGGAAGCCACGTCATCGAAAAGGCAGAGGTCGGCGCGGTGGCCGATGAACTCGGAGTCGATACCGTACGCTGAGACGGTCGGTTCCTTGTTGTCGAGGGTGCGGAACCCTTCCTGTTCAACAATGAACTCTTCGGCACGCCACAGGGAGCCGGATGCGGTGGGTTTGAACCTGCCGTAGTCCTGCGCGAGGCACCCTTCGGCGTCTACCGCCAACCCTTTCTTGACCAGTTCAGGGTCAACGATCAGACGGGTAGGACGTTCGAGGGTTTCGCGGATACGGCGGCTGTACATCTTCGCCAAAGTCTGCGAGATAGACCCGTAGAGGACACGGATGCCACGGTTTCGGACGATGCACCACACGGCGACATCGTGGAACAAGGTGGATTTGCCTGCACCAGGGGGACAGTTGAGGACTAGGAACTCTTTTTCTTCCGATTCAAGGTACTGAACGATTTTGTATGCGGCTTCTACCTGCCACGGCGACGGGACACGCCCCAGGTAGACACGTCGGAAGTAGTCGAAGTCGTCCCATCCGCGTTTCGCACGTTCGGAAAGACGCGCATACGGGATAACGGGGGGTAGGTCTGCGGCCTGATCCAGGTCGGAACGTAGGGCTTCAAGACTTTTGCCGCTTCGATTGTCTTTATACAGGGCGGTACGTTCCGCGAAGTCGGCAACTTTCTGCTCAACTTCCAGTTTGCGGCGTTTCGCATCCCACTTCTGGCCGGTGTTGTAGTGGATACCGGCGATCTTGCAGGCTTCTTTGATCGAGATACCTGCGGCGCGGGCTTCCCAGAACCGTACTTTGTCTTCGGTCGGTACGTCGCGGCGACCTGATCGTTCGTTACCTGTCATCGTGTACCTGTTTCAACGCTTCCCAAATGTTGCACGCTACAACTATCGGTTGTCTCGGCTGATCGAGAAAGCAGTATTGGAATCTCCCTGGCTGATGGTGAAGCGTGTAGCGAACCTTACCGTATGGCGTGTACCGGTAGATGACTGGCGGCTTCACTTACCAATGATACTTGGGTGGTCCCGGCCAGGAGCAAACTCAACCGACCGGGACCGATCCCAGGTAGCGCGTTACACATCTGAGGAGGAAGCGAAAGCCGCGCATCACCAGTCTAGCAAGTGCTATGCTGAGAAGCGAGGAGTGAAAACAAGCGAAAGGTTGCTATGAGCATCAAGGCTATGTCTTGGGCGTGGGAACAAACCACCACGTCATCCGGTGCGAAACTTGTGTTGTTGGCGTTGGCTGATCATGCGAACGACGACGGCGAATGTTGGCCGGGAATGAAACGGATCGCAGAAAAATGCGGAATGTCGGCACGTCAAGTGTCGAGTCATGTCACCGGTCTTGAAGAAGCCGGTTTGATTTCTACCAGCCGTCGTTGCCGCAACGATCACAAGTATTCGACCTACCTGTACCAGTTGAACTTGGCTTCCAGCGGAAGTGGACTTCCTATGGGCCAGCGGAAGTCGGCTTCTTCTGGGCCAGCGGAAGTGGGCTTCCGCGCTGAACCATCATTAGAGAACCGTCAGTTAGAACCATCACTCTCTTCATCATCTGTCGATGATGGGTTCGCAGAGTTCTGGGCGATCTACCCACGCAAAGTAGGCAAAGGAGCCGCACTCAAAGCCTGGAAGAAAGCCCGCAAAACAGCCACCACCGAACAAATAGTTGCAGGCTGCAACCTCTATGCGGCGATGCGACGAACCGAAGACCCCCAATACACCGCCCACCCCGCTACATGGCTCAACGCCGAAAGATGGTTAGACGACATGAACCCCCAAGAACCCGACACCCCAGAGATCGAAATCCCCAGATGGGAACCATGCTCCAAATGCAACAACGGATGGCTGTACTTCACCGACGACAAAGGCTACGAATACGCCCACCCCTGCGAATGCCGCCCAGGATGATGACCAGAATCATGACCACCCCACGCACCGACCTGCTCCGTCAAGCCGAAGAACTCATCAACGGAGATCGCAACAACCAATACGGCGAACCCACCCAAGACTTCACCCGCACCGCCCGAATGTGGGAAGCCTACCTCGGCATCCCAATCCGCGCCCACGACGTAGCCGCCCTCATGTGCCTCCTCAAACTCTCCCGCATCTCCTGGCAACCAGACAAACAAGACTCGTGGACAGACCTCGCCGGATACGCCGCCTGCGGATGGGAAACAACCCTATGAACGACAACATCGTGACTCGACTACGCCACAAGTACGGTGGTCAGTTGCCTATCTGCAGCGAGGCCGCCGACGAAATCGAACGACTCCGAACCGAAATCACCGAACTACAAACACGACTACGCGACACCTACAAAGAACGCGACTACTGGGAATGGGCATCACGTGGCCAATAACGACAACTTCGACCAAATGCTCGAC